GACGCCGCCACGCAATTTTCCACAGAACCCCTCTATGTGGACGATCGTGGCGGCCTCACCCTCTTAGACATCCGCGGCCGCGCCCGCCTCGCCGTCCGCCGCTGGGGCGTGAAGTGCATCTTCGTTGACTACCTGCAACTCGTCAGCCATTCCGGCGCCCAGTCCCGCGAGAACGAAGTCGGCTTCGTCTCCCGCGGCCTCAAAGCCATGAGCATGGAACTCGGCATCCCGGTTGTCGCCGCCGCCCAGGTCAACCGCCAAGCCGAGCAGCGCAGCGACAACCGCCCAAAACTTAGCGACCTCCGCGAGAGCGGCAGCATCGAGCAGGACAGCGACATTGTTTGCTTGATCCATCGCCCCGCGTATTACGCCGTGCAAGACGAGGAACCGGAAGTGCAAGACGCCGAGCTGATCGTAGCGAAGCACCGCGCCGGCAGAACCGGAACGCTCAACCTCACATGGCGTCCCTCACTCACCCGCTTTGAGGGCACCGCACCCGCGGGACGCACATCCGACAGCGACGGCTCGGTCTACGCCCCGGCGAAACAACTTTGGGAGGCCATCAATGAATAGCCGAGCCAAAGGCGCCCGCGGAGAGCGCATGTGGCGCGATGAGTTGCGCAAAGCCTTCGGCGACTCCGGTATCCGCCGCGGCCAGCAGTTCAGCGGTCTCGGCGACTCGCCCGATGTCGTCTGCCCGTGCCTGCCCGACTTCCACTGGGAGGTGAAGTTCTGCCAGGTCGTGAAGATCCGCGACTGGATGGCCCAGGCCATCCGCGACGCCAAGGCCAAGCTCTTCCCGGTCGTCGCCCACAAGCGCAACGGCGAGGAGTGGTTCATCACGCTGCGCGCCGCTGACTTCCTCACCATCCTTCGCCGCTCCGATTTTCTAGTCCCAATACAAAACCAACAACCAACCAACGCATAATATGCCAAATAAAACCCTAACCACACCCGTGGGCATCGCCCGCTATCCTCACCTCAACCGTCCCGACACCAAGTTCGACGACGTGGGAGTGTTCAAAGTCAACCTCGAGCTGACCGCCGAGGAAGCCGAACCGTTCATCAAGCAAGCCGAGGAACTTTTCTCCGCGTTCGTCGCCGAGAAAAAGGCCGAGCTGAAGAAGGACAAACTCAAGCTCCACGCCGCGCCGTGGGAGGACAACGACGGTCTCGTCCAGTTGAAGCTCAAGGTCAAAGCCGTGGGCAAAGACAAAGCCGGTGAGACGTATAGCCGCGCACCGAAGCTCTTCAACGCTTCCGGCGACATCATCACCGACAACATCGGCGGCGGCAGCAAGATCCAAGTCGCGGTCGTGCCTTACTGCTGGTACACGGGCACGCTCGGCGCCGGCATCACGCTGCAGCCCAAGGCTGTCATGGTGCATGACCTCGTCACATGGGGCGACGGCGGCAGCGCCACCGCCTACGGCTTTGATGTGAGCGAGGCCAAGGATCAGCACGTTGAGCGCGAGCTGCGCATAGCCAAGACCGGCACCGACGACGAAGAGATCACCTGGTAATCGTCATGCCAGCCAAAAACACCACAGTCAAAAGGGGGGCGGCAAAACGCCGCTCCCCTTCCAAAGCCGCCAAGCCTGTTGAGCCGGATCGCTTCACCGAGGACGGGCGCAAAATCGTACGCCTTGAGAAGACCCGCGCCCACCAGAAGTATCCGTTGGCAGACGGCACCGACGTTCCCGGCGCCAGCACCATCGCCAAGATCGGCGAGGACAGCAGCGGCCTCATCCACTGGGCATGGAAGCTCGGTATGGACGGCCAAGATTACCGCAAGGTCCGCGACAAGGCCGCCGACATCGGCACCGTGGCGCATTTTATGATCGAGTGCTTCCTGCATAATCACGAACCCGACCTCTCGGAGTTCTCCCCGGCAGACGTTGAGAAGGCGACCATCGCCTACAACAACTTCCGCCGCTGGTGGGACAGCGAGGGCTTCACCGTCATCGAGCCAGAGGTTCAGCTCGTCTCCGAAGAGTTCCTCTTCGGCGGCACTATCGACGCCCCTGCGCGCGACCGCGACGGCAAGATTGTGCTGCTCGACTGGAAGACCAGCAAGGCCATCGTCCCAGCGCACAAGATCCAGTTGGCCGGCTACGAGCAACTCTGGAACGAGAACCGCCCGGACATGAAGGTCCAGCGCCGCGGGATCGTGCGCATCGGCAAAGAGTCACCGGATGACTTCGAGGTGTCTTGGATCTTCTCCGCAGAGCCGCTGTGGGAAAACTTCAAGGCCCGCCTCGCGCTCCACTACGCGAACCTGCGCCTCAAGAAAGCCGCCTAATGCAAACCGCCAAGCAAACCCTCGACGCCGCATCATCTGCCGTCTGCGGAGCGCGCAACGAAGACTACGGCTCGCCCGCGGATGACTTCGCAACGCAGGCCGAGATGTTCAGCAGCTACCTGTCGCGCACCAACGGCGCGCAGGTCTTGGTCACGGCATCCGACATCGCCGCGCTGATGATCTTGGTAAAGATCGCCCGCCAAGCGCACGCCGCCAAGCATGACAACTGGATCGATGTCGCCGGATACGCCGCCTGCGGCGCCGAGTGCGATTCCAAACAAGCCGACCTCGCCTAATGCCCCCACGCAGAACCATCGCAATCGTCCGCAAGAAGCTCGGCCGCGAAAAAGCGGACGGCATGACCATGGGCGACGGCAAAGTCTACATCGACCCGCGTCAATCCGGCGCGGACGAGCTAGACACGGTTCTGCATGAGCTACTGCATCACGTTTGTCCCGACATGAGCGAAGAAGCGGTCGCCGAGAAGTCCGCCACGATGGCGAGGTCGATGTGGAAAGACAAGTGGAGGCGCGTTCACGAATGACCGCCGCCGGCTTTATCCTCATCGGCCTCGCCGCAGGCATGCTTATCGGCGCCCTCGCCGCCTATGGCTTTATGTTCATCTGGGCGATCCGCTGCGGACGCGAGGAGGATGCGGAATGACCTCCGGCATCCTTATTGCCTTGGTCGGCTTCATCTATTTCGCCGTTGCCATCGACCTCGGCCTTATCCAGCACCGCTACTGGCACGGTCTCATATGGCTCGGCTACAGCATCGCGCAAATCGGGCTATGGAGGGTAACAATTTATGACTAAGCCTCGAGATATGTACGATCTGACGAGCCATCCCACCGACACGCCAGAGATTAAGGCCAAGCTCAAGCAGGCCATCAAACTTTACAACGAAGTCGGCCGCGACCGCGCCAGCAACAATTTGCCCGCCCTCGCCGCCGCCTTCGCCGCGCGCAAGCGCAAACAATCCAAATGACTTTCAAGTTGCAGGCTCAAGCGGGTTCTCGCCGGCGTTCATGTGGTGTGACGCCGCGGACCATCTCCGGGATGCCCAGCTCCACCGAGCGAGACGAGTGGGGCGCCTGCACATCTTTTGGCAGGGTGCTGAAAGCGGCAGACATAACATCTGTGCGGCCAGGTTCAGCTCAATGTGGTATCGCCCAGCCCTGCCTCACTTTGTCCGGGCAGCGCAGCAACACGGATGAGCGCTACATCGGGAGACGGAGGTTCGGCCTCAGTCCGAGAACGGTGGGCGCCACATCGAGGTCGGGAGACGCAAATGGATAGTTGGGTAATGCCTCGAAATTTGCGTCGCAACCTTGGCAACCCGTGCGCTGAAAAGGTGCTGCAGCACCGTCCCCGGCAAAACAATGTCTCTGAACCGGCTTTAGTTGCCGGTGTAGGAGGCCACTGGCAGGGAACGCTAACCATCACCGGCTCCAATGTGCGTCTGGGCGCTGAAATGCCGGTGGCCCTGTCTTCTTTTTGCAAATGAGCACTCCGCTTCAGCCAATCAACTACATGCAACAGCGCGACCTCACTCCGTCTGAGTGGTGGGAGCTTTACAAGAAAACAAAAATGGATGGCGAGGCATCTGTGCGCGAGTGCGAGCTTGAAATTAAGGACTTAACAATTCGCGCACAAAAGGCAGAACGCGAGCGCGATGAAGCCAACGCGCAGATGTGCCAAGCCATCGGCCATCTAAGCGACATTGCCCAAACCTGCCAAGACTGGCTCGACAGCATCATCCAAGAGCCGGCGGTAGATTTTATTAAGGCGATCCGCGATTGGGCGAAGAGAAAGGTGGAGGGAAAATGATCCACGAGTTCGCCCGCCCCGTTGCCGTCAAGACCCCGCTCGGTCTTGGCTCGGTGTGGTATGTGGAGTCGCAGGGCGCCTATTTCAACAACATCTACGCCGTGATCCTCGAGGACACCGGCGAGACGCGCTACATGCGCAGCGATCAGTTCGTCGTCTTGGAGAATCCCACGATGGA